ATTGCACCATACAAACCGACCCATTTGCACAGTGGAATGGAGCAATTGCTCGATTGCACCGTACAAACCGACCTATTTGCACAGTGCAATGACTGTATTTGTATGATTTAACCATACAAATACACCACACCATAACCAATCACAAACATTTCACACAATCAACTTATCCGCATACCATAATCTCTGAACTACGAACGATAATAATAGTTGCGAATTGTGTACTGCGTCTTTGCAGTCTTTCCTTTCGTAACCAATGAATTATCTACAAACGTGCAAACAGTGTTCTTGAACAAGTCTTTCGTAATTCTCTGAGAATATCCTTCATTTTCTTTGCAAAATACGTCATACATATTATCAGTTTTCAATAAAAATCCATCACAAGGTTCGATCCTCTGTACAAACCATTCTTTAATCATATCTGTTCGCATATCTTGCAGCATAATAACCTCTTTTGTTATTATTTCGTGATTATATTTGTCTTGCATCTCAAAGTTTTCAGAGAATCGTTGCATAATCAAATACCGCTCTTTCGACAACTTGTTCATATTATCAACAATCGTTTTAATACGCTTCTCGTTCTCTCTATACATTGTCAATTCATTGACATCCGTGTTATTACATTCTTGCTCAACCGTATCCAATGCAAAGTCATACATTATTTTACAACAATAATACAGTGTTTTCAAAATATTCTTGGGATTTTCCTGTGTCATCAGAGAATTGACATAACAATAACATACACCATTATCAATATCCATCATAAACGGTGCCTTTCCATAACAATGTATTGGTTTATACAAGGATATCATCCATGCAATCTTAATGTGTGTATTGTAACTCATATCATATTTCATTTTTTTACGATCCGTTGAACTAACACCACTACTGTTTATAAAATTTTTACTGTCCACCAAAATAGTAAAATCTCTGAACTTTAAATGAAAATCTCCCATATGTGGCTGTTTCGATGTATTTACAATCTCAATCTCATCCTCCATCTCATAAAATAATTCTTCCAATAACTGATTCAAACAATCTTCCCCCTCCTTTCCACGTTTAGATGATACAAATTCATTCTGTTTTATACTTTCCATCTTTTCATTCAATTCAATCAGAGATTTGGTCATTATCTCGCTATTCTCTACCGTAATTTTGTGTATTTTTCGTTCTTCTTCTATCTTCAAATCTCTGATTGTTTTCTCCAAAACACTAATTTGTTCGTCTTTCTTTTGAACGTGTTCAGAGATTTGTTGTTGTACAGACATTTCTATAATCGAAACACTGTTTTTCTCCTTTTCTTTTAATACAATATTTTCCTTTTCCGATTCTCTGAACTGTTTCTCCAAAATATCCATTTTATGACTCATTTCCAAAATACGTTGTTGATTCAGAGATTCCATATGTCGGTATTTTTCCTCTTGCAATTCTTTCATTCTCTGAACTTCTCTCTGTGTTTGTTCAATTACCATTCCATCATATATATCTTTGGCAACTTTGTTTGTAATTGACAGTTCATACAACTGATCTTTATACATTTCACGGTATTGCACCTCTATCATTTCCTTGCATTCGCGTTTGTATTCCTTCATTTCGGAAGATTCACATCGATCTTTCAGAGATTTTACAAAATAACTTCCCATTTCCAACATTATCTCATTTTCATACATTGTAAATCCACCAATCTCTGACACTATCCGGCTGTTTTCGGGAATTTCAAACTCTATCTTCATCTTATACAAATATAAACATTGTATTTATATTTATACTTTATATTGTTTTTCGAGTCATTATACCAAAATATATATGTTAGGAAGAATAATCATCAGAGAACCCACTATTTTTTGTATAGTAATCGATTCACCATTGAAAATCATGCCATACACATACGCCATCACAATTCCAACATATGACAATGGTGCATAAACAGATGTATCTAAATTCGAAATTGCGTAAAACCTAAACAAATATCCCATTAATCCAATAATGATATTTATGACCAACGACAATGACAACGTACTATTCAATTCCATTTCTCGAATCTTTTCAAAATATATCACCGATAAAATGATTCCTCCAAAGAAATACGATATGAATATATGATTCCAATGATTATCCGTTTTTAAATTACGCACTATAAAATATATAAACGCCTCAGTCAATGCCGCCAATAAAATCATCACCAATCCATACGTTTTAGACATATTCATCGACTCCCACCATTTATTTCCAATTCTCTGAAAATCAACCATTAAAACCACCGTCCCCAATATCATAAATATTAATATTGGATGAACCGTTTTACCCGCCAATAACAAAATAAACAGAGGGTACAAATAAAAAATCGAATACGATACTCCACTCTCCAACAACTCAAATCCCCTGTAAGACACATATATATGAATCACAGTCACCAAAGATAATAATATTCCCCATTTACTAAAGATAGTCTTTAATACATACTCATAATCGATAAACATCAGAGAAATTGCCGCATACGAAAAACATCGACTCCACAATTGTAAATCAAGCGCCAATCCAATGTTTTTGACAAATACGGGATACAAACTCAATAATGATTCCGATATAACCTTACTCAATACACCTAATCCGTACGACGACATATATTATATTATAACAATATAAATCCATTTTTGTATTATATTCAATTCCTGTCAGTTATGCAAAATCCACATCAACGTCCTCATCCATCCATCGTAATTACCGACTCTAAAATCATCGATTTTTTCAACAACTCGATTGTTGATCCTACCAAATTCCTTTTGTTGGCAATACAATACAAAGACCTTTTTTTAGAAAATGCAAATCAAGAAAAAGCCGATTTCTCAAAAGGCGAATTGTTTCGATTAAAACAAGACCTAATTGAATTCAAAGAAAAACAATTACAAGTAAAAGAAAAAATAAACGAAATGTTCGAACTGTTGGATACTCAAAAATTGCCATTCTTGGAACAATATCTTATTTCCAAAAAAATCCTACAACAACGAGTGTATAAATGTCCATATTGCGAAAAAAAATCATTTCTTACAAAACGGGCATTAGCGGGTCATACAAATAAATGTCGTCCAATGCACGAAGAAGAAGAGGAAGAGGAAGTCGAAGACTCAGAGATGGTTGAATCCGATGAAACATAATTACCCTGTAGGACCAATAAAATTGAAATTTTATTTTGTATTATATGTAAACATTATACATACATATAATATGACCACAATGGAGACAAACGACTTGAAAATCAATCTTGCAAAATGGATATCATCCACCAACATCACATTCGATATTATTTTGGATAAATGGCTCCTTATTGATGGCATCGAATATATGTTCTGTATGGCATTTGCATCCGACAGAGTCAATATTTTATACCGAACTCCCACTATCGAATCAAACACGTATCCCATTTTATATACCGCAGATTCCGACGAAATCATACAACACGTATTATCTTGGAATAGAAATGATTGAAAAAGTTCAAGATTTTACACCTTTTCTCATATATATTGTCATATAGGAATCATATTTATTTATATATATATATATAATGAAAATACCCGATTTTTTAGGAGATGATATAATGAATTTAATTGATTCAAATAGCATTTGGTTATCACATCCATCTCTTGAAGAAGACAAATGTAATATAGATGATTTTGATGCTTCATTTTTTGATGCCCAAAATCGCGTAGAAAAAAAATATAATGCAATTCCCGAATATGAAAAGTATGATAAAATGTCTCTAATCGAATTAACGAAATTGTTGAATCCACCACGTAAAGGTAGAATTATTATTTTAGGAACAACCGAATATTTATTTCCTTATGTTGCATATTGTATAAAGTTTATAAAGGAGAATAATTTGAGTATTGAAAACGGTAATCGAAGTAAATTACCGTTTATTTTTTTTGCGTTATTAGAATGGACCGAAGAAAAAAATATAGATTATATCGATTGTTTAAGTCACTACTATAAACATAAAGATATTACAATTCATGTATTTATTTCGAAAGATAAAAATAAATGGGTGAATCAAACAACGAATATTCCGCGAATTACAATATACGAATTGATACGGTTTTACAATAAAACAGGTAATATAGACATATCAGTTTATTCAAAAGAACCTGATATGTATAAACTTATCATTAAATCCACAATAAAGAAAAATGAATATACACGAAGGCGGAGAAAAAAAGGATTTTTTTCAAAACACAAACGAATTAAATTGCGTCAATCACGCAAATCATCAATATCTCCCCAAATGAGTTTATCCACCAGACATACATACAAATCATCAAAAAAAATATCCCCCCAAATGAGTTTATCCACCAGACATCAAAAAAAACAGTTTACTATAATATCCTAATTCTTCCATTCAACACGTTGATATTCCGCATCCAAATTTACATCCGCATTACACAATTCTCTGATTCGATTCGAAAAAATCTCCGCTTTTCCAGGAAATAAACATACATTCGATTTATACCACATCTCCAAAATATGTATATACATCCAATAATCAATATGTATCTGATAACTCCAAACCGAACTCAACAATGCATCTGCACAATCCACAGTTTCCCTATGATACCCTTTTCCATAATAATTTTTTAATATCAACTCATAAATATAATATATATTACGTGTAGGCACAACCCAATTATTCACAATCTGTCCATAATCTCCATATGTTCTCTGAATATCATGATAAAATTCATCCAATATTTCCAAAAAGAACATTTCCTCTCCATGTCCATACCCCTGTATCGTCGTTTCTTCAAACACCTCCCGCAATCGTTTCAATACCCGCTGTCCTACAGACCGTCCATACGTAAAAAAACACCCACATACAATCCATCTATATTGCTCATACATTTCCCGTTTACGGGTTACGTCTTTATATTGTTTGTCAAACACGTTTAGTATCTGTATATGAAATTTGTCTGGTTTGGTATATTCGACCGCATTCAATATGTGTTCGGGTGAATAATCCTCGCATATTTTGATATGTCGTTCGTGTCCAATACTCAAATTCCCGTCAATCCATCCAAAACGTTCGTGTTTGAATGGATTCGTATTCAGCGTCTCTTGCAAAAAATGAATCTTGGAACAACACATCAAATGCGACTCGACACACGTTCGCTCATCTCTCGTTGGCCAATATTCATTGCGGTTCCTTCTTACCAATGGAACCCATTTCGCAATTTCCAATTCTTCGTATTCTCTCTGAACATATACTGTTATTGAATCAAATCCGAATGTGCCACGCCGTTCTCGCAAAATCGGAATGGTAGTGGAATCTCCGTATATAACCAAATAACACGGAAGTCGTAATAAAATGTCGAATGATTCAATATTGTCTTCTAATGAACGACAGCCGGAATGAAACTGTTTCAAATTATAACACGAGGTGGTCAATGTAACTTCGGGTGGAGGGGTCATACAGTGTTATTTCTGTTTTGTTTGTTTGATTGTTTGTGTATTTTTATATATTTTCTTTTTAAAACCCTTTTTCATTTCAAACGAAAAATAATTAAATTTGATTAATTATTTTTATATATTTTTATAATATTCAGGAAATTCTTTGATTAAATCTCTACAGCCAGATATAGCACCTTGTTGAATTAAATTTTCCTTTCTTTTTTTCGTAAATGATTTCAACCATTTATTTTTACTACCTTTACAATCTTTTTGACAATATATATCATCACAAACTTTCAAAAAGCTATTTTCAAGCAAGTTTGCTAATGATGATTTTTTATTTGTTTTACGGAGAAGTTTAATTGTCTTATATTTGAATTTTTTATTTTTTTTACTAAATTCTATTTCAACTCTTTCTCTTTCAGGCAGAAAAACTTCTTTGCAAAACTTTTTACATGTTTTATTTTTTGGTTTAACTATTTTATTCTCTGATTTACTTTTATTTTTAGATTTAACTTTCTTATTTTCCATTTATATTATAGAGTTAGAAAAATAGGCGTTTAAAATGAAAAAAGGTGTAAAAACATATAAAATCTCTGAATGATTAAATAATAATGTCAGAGAATATCGATAAGATCATATATATCAATTTGGATTCACGTGAAGATAGACGTTCCGAAATCGAAAGTGTATTATTATCCTATGACTTGATAAACTTTGAACGTTTTCCCGCAATTTATCGTGACCCACCTATGGGTATTGCCGGTTGTGGATATTCTCATCTGGCAGTTTTGAAATTGGCCAAGGAACGCAACTATAAAAGAGTACTGATTTTGGAAGACGATTTTATTTTTACGATTCCCAAAGAAGATTTTGAACCAAAACTTCAGAGATTGTTTGAAAATACAGACCCAAATACATTGTTTGATGTTTTCATGTTGTCCTACAATTTAATTTCATCGGAACCTATTGGAAATATAGGGGATGATTGTCACGAATACATACGTATTTTATCGGCGGAAACGGCATCTGCGTACATTGTCTCTGAACATTATTATGATACTTTGATTTCCCTTTATGAAACAAATATACCCCTGTTGGAACAAACAGGTTATCATTGGGTATACGCCAACGACCAAATATGGAAAAGTTTACAACAAAAAGACCGTTGGTTGGGATTTACAAACCCGATTGGAAAACAACGCCCCAGTTTTAGTGATAACAGTCAATGTTTCAGAGATACTGGATTTTAACTTTTTTTACGCGTTTGTTTTGTTTTTGTTTTTTTTGTCGTTCTTTATGAACAAACTACTTTACTCATTTATATTATATACATATTCAAAATTATCTGTATATTAATAATATAATATAATATTTAGTAATATTATATTATGAATTCATATACAGGTGGACGTGCACATACTCCATCACCTCGTACACCACCTCATAGACCTCGTACACCACCTCATAGACCTCGTACACCACCTGGTACACCACCTCGTACACCACCTGGTACACCACCTGGTACACCACCTCGTACACCACGTCAACGTGGACTACAATATGATATACAAAATAACACAATAAATAGTCAACAAGAAATAGTTAATTTACGCCAACGACTACAACAACAACAACAACAAGAACAAGAACTACAACGACTACGAGAACTACGACTACAACAACGACTAAAACTACAACGACCAACAAAAAAAGGAGGAACTCGCAAGCGTTCAAAATCAAAAAGAAAAACTTCAAAACGAAAATCCAGAAAAATGTAAATCATAAATTCATATAAAAAACTAACCCTAATAATAAAAATGAAGTCGTTTGCCATTTTCATTGCCTTGTCCAACAGTATTATTTGTGGTCTGGGATTTCAGAGAAAATTTTTTAGTTCTCATATTTCAAACCACGCGTTATTTTTAAATAAATATCCGCTTTCACATCGATACTATGAAAAATCCATCGAACGATTGAACCAAAGAAACGGGTCATTTCAAGATTCAAACCGTCATTTTCTCTCGTCCCTTCTTCCAGGAAACCGAAATGAAACTCATCCACCACAATTGAAAATCATTATTGGACGCAATTCTCTGACCCCCTTTGAAGAGTTTTTTCAAAACCATTTTCAACCATTAGACGATGAAAACGATTCCCCCGACGACGATTTAACAAAACATTTATTTGATAACCGCGGAGGGAGAAATGGTGGATGGGGAAACGCAAAAACGAAAAAATCCAAGAATTTCCAACTTGTGTCAAACACGAATATTACCTTTAATGATGTCGGTGGATACGATTCGGTCAAAAAGGAACTCTTACAATGCGTCGATTTATTAATCAATCATACCAAATATACCAAATACAATGTTCGCACTCCCAAAGGACTTATCTTTGAAGGTCCACCCGGAAATGGAAAAACCCTATTGGCCAAAGCATTCGCAGGTGAATCCGGCGTCTCTTTCATTACAGTAAGTGGGTCGGAATTCCAAGAAAAATACGTAGGTGTAGGTGCATCCCGTATCCGCGAACTGTTTCAATTTGCCAAAGATAATACCCCCTGTATTATTTTCATCGACGAGATTGATGCATTGGGTCGTTCGCGCAGCAGCGACGGCGAAACGTCTTCATCCGAACGCGACAATACCCTAAACGAACTCTTGGTTGCATTGGACGGATTCAAAAGTATGTCGGGTGTATTTGTAATCGGCGCAACCAATCGCGCAGACCTGTTAGACTCCGCATTAATCCGTCCCGGACGGATTGACAAACGCATTTTTATTGGACTTCCCGATGAAAAAACCCGACGTGCGATCCTACTGATTCATATTCAGGGGAAACCGTTCGATTCATCCATTATTTTGGACAATCTGGTGGATATCACCAAGGGGTATTCCGCCGCTCAAATAGAGAATATTCTCAATGAAGCCATGTTGAATGCACTGAGATACGATAAACACGAAATGTCCATGACAGATATCGATTTGGTCCTACAGAAAATGATGGCTGGTTGGCAACCCGTTGACCACGATTTCACACCCGAATTAATACATCAAATTGCCGTTCACGAACTGGGACACGCACTCGTTGGATTATATTCCACCCACCATTCGAGAATGTCCAAAATCGTAATCAATCTGTCGTCACCGAATAGCCCGGCATATACCATTTTCGAAACCGCGGATAGCACCATCTTTACACGAGATGCCCTGTTTGAACATCTGGCGATTTTGTTGGCAGGTAGATTGGCAGAAGAACTCTGTTTTGGTCTCAGTATCACTACAGGTGCTATCAATGATTTCGAAGAAGCATTCAAATTAGCCGAGAAAATGATTATCCATTATGGAATGGGAAAATACAAGTTGATTTATCCCAGTCTAAGCGACAAATACAAGGAAATGATTGACAACGAAGTATCCGAACTAATCAATGACGCAATCATATACGCAACCAGTATTTTAAACAATAAAAAAGAGTTAGTATTAGAAGGTGCGCGTTTACTAATGGAAAACAAAGTGGTACACGAAGATGCATTGCTAAAAATCATACAGTCCAAATATTCTCATCTGTGAATCCCGTTCGCCTGTCTGACTCATTCCTTGACTGTATTGTACCCCCCACATTCCCAACATTTGAGTCCATTCCAATGAAAATCCGTATGTGATTTCTGTTCACAATCCAAACATTGGATTTTCACCAACGGATTCGACAATTGATCCCGATGAATATATATTTTTCCCAATTTCCAATTCACAAATTGACCTTCTACCATATCGTCGCCATTCTTTTGAATGACGACTATTTCTCCATAAGGAGTCTCGAATCGACCACCCGCGCAAATGTCAAACAGTGGCATTGGCTGTTCTTCGATGGATTCGTCGATTTGTTCCCAATATGCATCCATGTTTTGAATCGATTTCCGACATAATGGACATCGATAATTCCCGGATTGAAACGATTGCATCGAACATTCCAAATGTGCCAAATGCTCGCATTTCATCACAACACATTTCTTTTGTGAATTGTGCAGATATTCGTGACAGAAATAACATACTTGTTCGCAAAATCGGTATTTTATGCACGTGTGTCCTACAGGTGTATTGAAACACGCACCACAAGGTTGACAATGAAACGGGTTAGGATATTGCGCCTCTTTGATCCGGCAAAATCCGCAATCTTCACAATGATATATCTCATGATTCGTCCATATATAACATTTTAGACAATACGACTGGTTGAATTTCACCGTGCATTTTATACATTGATTCGAAGGTGGTTGTCCTGTATGACATTCTTTACATTCGATTTCGACGACTCTTAAAGAATCGGTTGGTTTGTTATAACAAGTGGGTGAGTTTGTTTTGTGACATCTTACACAATCATCGATTCGGTCGCAACATTCGAATTTGAATTTATGACATTTTTTGAATTTGGGGTCGTAATGACTGCATGGTTCGATTGGGATATTGGTCGATTTTGGTGTATTCGGAGTCATTAATTTCTGTATTTCTCGGGCTTTCTCTTGATTGGTCAAATTGGCATTTGCATTGATTTCTCTGATTTGGGTTCTCGTTTGTTCATTCATTTGGTTTTTAGTTGGTTGGGGTTTGGTTGATTAGTAATTGATAAAAGGTGTATTTGATTTTCAATTTTATACTATTTTTTTGATGAAAAAATAGTATAACATATACACCTTTTCTCATTTATAATGTCCATTTTATTTTTTACACGTATAATCCATCCGTAATATCGGTAAATTTTGAGATATATGCTTACCAAATACATAATGTGTTTCATTTATATATGGTTTATTATGATGCATTGAATGATACCAATATTTGTCCATATACCAATGTACCATGTTACTATAGATTCTTTGTTCTATTGTATATGTATAAAGAGAATGATTTTTCATTATTGTAATTGTAACCTTGTATGAGTTTTTTACTTTTTCAATAATGTTAAGTTTTTTTAATTTATTATATTTTTTATCATTTATATTCAATCTACAAATAAATTTCCCATTTCTCCAAATATGGTATCCCTGATATTCCAGAATTGTATTTACAATTTCATTCGGTAAATACAATTGTAAACAATTTTGTTTGGTTTGTTCTACGATTTCCATTTTAATTTATTGTATTTTTTATCATTAAAATCAATTTTATATGAAAAAAAGTATATATCACCCATATAAAGGCATACTATGTATATCATACAATCCATAATACAATATGCAATACGCCAAACAAATCAGTTATTCTCAACCATCCCTGTTTGACACTACCTCCTCCACCTCGAATCGGTCGCTTATTGATACAGTCGCCTATTGCGCCCGAGTTTCAAATCCGAGTTTCATATATTACAAAATAAATATACAATATATTAAACATTGTGTATTATTCATTTTTAATCAAAAAAAATGAATATTGTATAAAAAGAAACGAATTTTATACGGAACAACAAGAATATGTTTTTCCAGAAATGGGTGATCCTACACATCCTGTTCCGATTTCATAGGTGCATACTCCATCTGTAAAATAATAATTATTTGTTCCTAACTGATTTGCGCAATATTCGCACATCCATGCGCATCCCGTTCCAGATGATACCGTGAATTGAACACATTGATTCGACGTATTATCGGTCACTTCCAAATTGCTACATTTATGGGTGGTTGAGTTTGCAAATGCAAATGCTGCGAGAAAAAGGAATATGCGTTTGAAATACATAGTAATTATATTATATATGTATATTTTTTATATTGTTTTTTGTCCTACAGGTTTATTTTCGGCGGTGGGTTCTTCTTCTTCGACGATTATGAGATTTTGATTTATTATATGTTTTATTGTTTTTACGTTTTCTTAATTTTCCTCCAGCCACTATGCATCCAGGTCCAAAACAATCGTTTGAATTTAATTGTTGTTGTCGTTCCCTATATTTTTTTATAAATTCTTCTTCAAGTTTTTGGTCATTTTGTACTTTAGAATCTGTTAATTTAGTATCAAAAAAATCATTTATTTTTTTTTCATTTGAAAGATCATAACAACATTCAAACGTAATAGTCTTATTTTCATTACCAAAAAAACCAGCTTTTTGAATTTCATTTGGTAGAAAAATGTTATCCCATACATAAATATAAATTCCATGTTCATCTTGTTTTTGTTTTCTAATATAACGAAAATAATCAAACCATTCTCTTAGTTGATGGGTTAATCTGTTTATAGTATCATTAGTAATATTAAAATAATATGGAATTCCGTGTATTGCATTACTCACAGCGTATGAGTATATTACACATTCATAATAGTTTTCAATGGTTTTTGTCAGCAGATTAAGATCTAATGTTAGATAAAATTGTTTATAACTTTCTAAATTTATAATAAAAGTTATTTTGTTTTTTTTTGTAGTTATTGTATCCCCATTAAATTCGTAATAATTGTTAAATTTTGGCATCATAGATATATCAGCTCTTTCCTGATAATCTGTGAATTCATGCATGATTTGATAATGCGGCGGACCTTTTACATAATCTTCTGCCAAATCAGCAAATGAAAATCCATTATCACCCAAAAGCCCCAACGAACTCATAATATATATATATTATGCTAAATTAAATAATTTTGAAATGTATTATTTGAATATGTATATTTTTTATATTGTTTTTTGTCCTACAGATTTATTTTCGGCGGTGGGTTCTTCTATGATGATTATGAGATTTTGATTTATGTGTTTTATTGTGTTTGCGTTTATTTGTTTTTTTTGGTTTACGTGTTTTTTTATTTTTGTTTTCTCCATACAAATATATTGATAACATCCATTTGGTAAACGCCGTTTATTTGCGCGCCATTGGACAGATGCATCATCAAAATCGAACTCTGGATACGGGTGATTCATAATACTTTTTGCTCTTGTTTCCATTTGTTTGTTTGTTTGTCGTGTTTGTTGGTTTGTGTCCTACAGGTTTATTTTCTTGTTTGGTTTCAATTTTGTTTTTCGTATCCTACAATATAAATATACAACAATATATCATATTATGAATGAACACGACATTATCATTATTGGAAGTGGAATGGCTGGATTATACACCGCATTCAAAATCAAAAAGGAAACGCCTACCATAAAATTACTCATTTTAGAAAAATCCAGTCAATCTTGGATGGGCGGGAGAACCGGCAATTCTCTTTTTCACGGTGCAACGATTGTCAGAGGCGCCGGTATCGGACGAAATGATACAAATCCCCTTTTAATCTCGTTATTAAAAGAATGCAATGTTACTTGTATGCCATTCCGTTCCGTTATTAATTATTCCCCTACATATACACCCATTGATATTATGAAAATAGTAACTCATTTGAAATCCGAATACAAGAAACATCCGAATTTACATTCTCTGACATTCCGCGATTTTTTTCTACATTTTTACAATTCGGAAACCTATACACAATTTCTGGTTACTTCGGGATATCGCGATTATGAAAACGCAGATACATATGAAACCCTATATAATTACGGGTTTGATGATACTATCGGTGGATGGTCCGGATTCTACGTTCCTTGGTCCAAATTAGTCAAATCCCTTTATGATAGAATCGGACACCAACATTTTCGGTTTAGTCAAAATGTGGTTTCTATCAAAAACACCGGACCCAATTACGAAATTGTTTCAGAGAATGGAACCCGTTTTATTTCAAAAAGGGTTATTTTGGCTACTCCCATTGCAAGTATCCACAAATTGATTCCGGAAAACAAACCCATTTATGACCAAATACACGGACAACCATTTTTCATCTTGTACGGAAAATTCAATAAACTGTCTGCCAAAATCCTACAGGAACTTTTACAAGGTCATTATACGGTGGTTCCGAATATCATACAGAAAATAATTCCGATGAATACTCAAAAGGGTGTTTATATGATTGTCTACAATGACAATGACAATGCCGTGGCAATGAAACGTAAGAAACGTCTGGATAATACATTTGAAAATCGCGAATATTATTGTAGATTGATCGAACAAGGTCTCAAAATGGAATCCAATTCTCTGAAATTGCAAGATATAAAAGGATTTTATTGGGATATCGGAACACATTATTTCGAACCATTAGGCACCGAGTTTAGAAACCGAAACGATTTTTTACGACTCGCACAACGTCCCAAACCCGGAGTATTCATTGTTGGAGAAGCAGTTAGTCGATATCAAGGTTGGGTCGAAGGTGCATTGGAAAGTGTGGAATCGGTTTGGGGGGATGTCAAACAGTGTATTTTGTGATTTGATTTGTAATTTGATTACACTGATGGATAAACTCTTCGTCAGAGATTGGCAATTCTTTCAAATATTTCCCCCGAAATATCTCATACATTATCTTATCCAAATCTTGGTCATTGGCCTGTAATCGGCGGATTTCATTCGTCTTTATATTGAAAATCCGGAATGTTTTGGTCTTTTGTGGATACACCATTTTCCAAATCCAGGCATACACCACCACTTGCATCAAAAACTCGACGCTGATATCATTCGTGCATTTCAATTCCCATACGGTGGTTTCGGTTATGGCATCCACTCGGGCCGCAGTAAAACGGATTTTATTCATTTCGGGCAAATGGCGACTCATCCATTCATCCATACGTTGGTGTAACTCATCATTGTCATAAATAATCGTTTGTTCAACTTCAATCGCCATTTCTTTGGGGAACTGTTCAGAGATTCGCGTATTTGTTTTTTCGACAATTTCGGGGGTCAACCAATCATATTCTTCCAATTGGATTTGATTCACACGGAAAAGTGTTCGTTCTTGTATGGAATGATAAATATTGGTCAAATACAATTGTTCTTGAATTGTCAGAGATTGTGTTCCATTCTCTGAATACTTCTCTTTGATTTCACTAATTTTCCGTTTTAAAAAAGGGAACCGGTTCAATTCCCGTTTATCTTCGACTCTTTCCAAAATCATCTGTAGGATAATATCATTTTTCATATGTTCAGAGAAAAACAGATTGGGAATTGCAATCCCATTCAAATCACTCACATCTTCATACCCCAAATGGGTCTTTACCACATTCGGAATGACGATTTCACTGGTCAAAGAGGGACTTTGTTCTATTACAAAACACCGGTCTAATATGGGCGAAATCCGATTCATGACGGTTTCTTTTGTGAATTTGATGAGTTTTGTAGGAGTGGTCTTGTGTTTTTTCTCGGACATTTCCCCGTTAATATGATTTTGGGGCGGTGGTGCATCCCCATACACATCGGGTTGAACCCCGATAAAGGTCATATAGGGTTTCTCCATAATCTCGCGATGTGTAAAAAACTTGAACGGTCTATCATCATTATCATCGTATTTGTCAAACAGGTATAATCTCTGAATACCCCGAGTAGTCGCCACGTAAATCGTATTGGGACATGTTTCGGGATTCAAATCGGGTTTGTATTTGAAATATTTATGATTGAAATTGTGGACAAATGTATATCGTCTCTCGCGTCCCTTTGCACTATGGAACGTGGAAAATACGATTTTCCCATCAATGACCCGTGTATCCAATTTATCGTTCAAATTATTCTGCACAAAACAGGGGATGTTTTTTTGAACGAGCGCATTCTCGATATTGTATATGTTTTCGCCACTTACAGAATCACTCAAAATGAAAATATCTGAAGGAGAAACGCCCGTATACAACAATCGTTCGATTTCTTTGGTAATCCATTCTTGGATAAACTCGGTCCGGCGTCTTATATAGACCACATTTTCCCCCTCTTTACACGCCACAATTCGTTGGTCTTTCAACAAAATATCATTTATGAATGCGGCCATAGGTCGGGTAATCCTATAGGATGTTTTCAATTCGCATTTTTCAAAGTGTTGTGTTTTTAAAAGGGGGAAAGGTGTCCATATTTCGCAGGCTTTCGTCAAAAAACGAATATCTGCCCCTTTGAATTCATAGATGCCTTGCATGTAATCGCCCAACACCATCAATTGAACGGGCGAACCCATATCTCTGAGAAACTTGACGACAAATTGGAAATACAATTCGGTCATATCTTGTGATTCGTCCAACACGAATATTCGTATAGGAGGTATTTTGTAAATAGGGGGGATTTGATTGGTAATAATACGCCGCATTCCGTCGTCTGTATACGCATCTTTGCTATAGAGTTTAACGGCCAAACTATGGAATGTATGAACTTCCAAATTCTGTATTTTGTGTTTCTGAATACTATGATTAATTTCTTCACGCAAAATTGAATTATATGTAATTTGCATCATTTTCAAATGTGCGATTTGAATGGCACAAGACAAAATAGTGGTGGATTTTCCCGATCCGGCACACGCATTGACAACTACATTCAATCCGTTTTTTATATGATTTATAATAGTCTGTTGTTCCTCACTTGCAGTTGGAATAGTCATATTATGTATTCATATACCGTTTATTTATATTTTTGTCCTACAGTGTTATTCTCTTTGATTGATGGTGATCGTATCATATGATTGTATGATGTGATTGTATATATATATATAAAATCATATAGAGGATTCACTATGTTAGTATATTTACAAGAAAAACCCAAACTCAAATCTCTCAGCATTCCAAAACAAAAAGGCATTTTACCGAGAAAAAAAATACAAACTATTTTTTAGAA